GCCGTGTCGTAGGACGTGTCGGAAGCCTTCGCGAGAATCTGCCCTTCGAGGCCGCCAGAAGGCACGCCCTGCCCGGCAGGTCCGGGGTCGCCCTGCGGCCCCTGCGGACCAGTCGCACCCGTGGCCCCCGCAGGCCCCTGCGCTCCAGGCACGCCGATGTCGATGGTCAGCGTTGCGGGCACGTCCCCCTGGACGACCGCACCGATTCCCCCGAAGGAGGACGAGGTGATGGTGAGGGTTGCCATGCTTATGCAGTCACGCTTTCGATGACGTTGATTCGGAGAGTTTCAGTAAGGAAAACACCGCTTGCATAGTCGAACTTGATGTCCCACTTTGCCATGCCGAGGGCCCATGTCGAGGTATCGCCCGAGTAGTTAGCGGTGAAGGAAAGGCCGTCTATTGCGACGGTGACCGTGAGGTCGTACTCAGAACCGCCGGCATCCTTGATGGTCGAGCTGACTGTCGTGGCGAGAAGGTTCGCCGGTCCAGAGGCCCCTGGCGTGTATGTGCAGTTTGTCGCGAAGGTGCTACCCCTCTTGAACGTGACGGTGTTGCAGCTCATGAGTCCCTTACCCTTGGCAGGGGTGGCAAGGGGGTCAGAAAGCTGTCATGTCCGAGATGCTGGAGTAGCCCCCGAAGCCCCCGATTGTTCCAATGTTCTGGCCGTTGTTGGTCAGATTGGTCGCCCGGTCGGAGTTGCAGAAGTCCGCGTCCGTCGTGTAAGTCGCGTTGACCAGGCGGCCTTCCCAGAAGTTGGCGCAGTCGTTCTCGTCAAGGAAGTTGTCGTAAGGGGTGTAGCCGACGGCATAGGCGGGGCTTCCCGAGTCCGGCACGTCATAGCCGCCGATGCTGATGTAGGACACCGCGGGGGAGCCGACATCCGTGAAGCCGAGGTGCGGGCCGTAGTGCCCCGTGATCGTGTTCGACGAGCCGTCCTGCCACGTGTCCTGATAGGGCCACTCGCGCACCCTGAAGAAGTAGGACTCGTCAGGGTGGAACCCCTCGTCGATGATGAGGGAGTTGCTGCCGACAGAGTAGCCGAACTGACCGATGCCTGGGGCCGGGTCCACGATGGCGGCGCAACGGGTCTTCGCCCAAGTGCTGATGTCACCGATGCCCGCCCCGCTGTATGGCTCTTCGCCTACGATGTAGCAGTTGGCGTCGACGATGGACGGCTGCGTGGGCATCAGACGCGTGCCCAATAATAGCGGGCGTCAATCCCGGCTAGCTTAATGCGGTCAGTAAAGAGCGACCCCGTGACGTACTGCCAGAGCGTGATGACGTTCGTGGTCGGGTCCTTGTAGGCCGCGGCCAGCAGGATGTAGGCCGAGGTGTTCGTGCTGGTCTGCTCGGTGCTGAAGGCCGTGATGTCGGGGTACTCTGCGTTGGCCGTGTCCGGGTCGGGGTAGATCGTCGGGTCGGAGGCGTCTGGCGCGCAAGTCAGATAGATGTAAGAAAAGTCGGTAATCGGGTTAAAGGGCAGTTCGCCCTTTGGCCTGGGCAGGTCCGTCATCGGCACGAGGGTCGACGTGGAGTCAAAGAGCTTCGGGCTGATGTTGTTCACCATGCCAGGCGTGACGCGGTAATAGTAGGTCGTCGTGGCGCCCACGGTCGTCGACCCCGCCAGCCAGCACTTGAACGGATGGTCGCCACCGCCGCCCCCGTCGTCAGGCAGGAACGGCCCCTGCGTGTCCAGCGTGAAGCCATACGCGCTTGAGGTGAAACCGTATCCCGTGCCTGGCTGTATGTTCATGCTCAGGCGGACGCGTAGACCGGGCTGACGTAGCCGTCCCTGTTGTAGCGTATCTCGTAGTTTATTTTGTGTATGTAAGGCGTGCTGCCGCCGCTGGCTGTCAGCGCATAGTCCTCAAAGTTAACTTGCGACAGAAGCAGCTGATTGCGGGCCGAAGTCGTGAACGACGTGCCGACATAGGAAGGAAGCAGGGTGATGCCGTCAAAAGCGTTTGTCCCGCTGGTCTTGCCCACGGCGTTGCGCAGCGTCGTGACGTTCGCGCTGGTAGTCGTGTAGATCACGCCCGAGAAGGAAGTGACCGGGGCAAGGTAATGGCTCTTGCCGTAGTAGAGCGGAAAGGTCGGGTCGAGGAAACCGACGAACTTGCCGCCCTCGGGGTCTTGGAAATGGGAGCCGTTCAGCCCCTTGTAAAGCGTCGTGCCGTTGGGGCCCTGGATGCTGGAGGCGGTGAAAGGCTTTGCGCCGGCGATGCCCGTCGACGCGGTGAAGAACTGCGGATGGGTAGTGATGTGCTCGGACGTCAGGCCTGTCGAGCCGGTGATGTTAGGACGCGTGATTGAAAGCCCGGATTCAAGGCCGACATAATCAGCGTCCGCGTACGAAATACCGTTTTTATCAAAAGTATGATTAACCTTCTGACAACGCAGGGTGCTTCCTGAAAAATAAGTGAAGGTATCACCGATTTGTACGTCACTTACTCCGTCCAACTCATTACAAGCAAACCTAGCCTTAAGAGTAAGAAGGCCATAGCCGTCATAACTTAAAGTCCACCCTGGCTGAAGCAGGGGGCTTTGAAGATCGTTTCCGTTTTCGATTCGTGCCATGTTAGATTATTTTATTCCACCTTTGAGAAGGGCGGCTCGTGAAGGTGCGGCCTGCGAACCCTTGTAAGTCTGGTCGGGGTCAGGAGTCAGGGCGGCCTGTGCCGGGGTCGTGTTGACCACCACCTGCCGCAGCAGGTCGTTCGTCTCATTCATCGCCGCGATCACGGGGGACTGACCCACACCGATGACGTTGCCGGAGACGCTCTTTGCGTCCGTGGACTTCTCCTGGGACGCCGTGGTCGTCGGCTGGGTCGCACCTCTGCGGCGCATGATGTCGGCCATCGCGCCCTGCATCTCGGGTTTGCCCGTTAGGTTGGCAATCATGCCCTCCTCGGACGTCAGCCCGAAGCCACGCAGGAACGCAAAGGCGGCCTTCTCCGCAAGGCTAAGTTTGCTCATCAGAAGCATGACCTCATCCATCGTCAGAGGCTGATTCTTAAGAGCCTCCTGCATCTCGATTGTCTGAGCACGTCCGGCCAGCCCCTTCTCCTTGGCCTCACGCTCGCGGCGGGCTCGCTCCTTGGCCAAGGCGATAGTCTCAGCGGAAAGGAACTTGGACTCCGCCTCCTCGGCGAACTTCTTGGCCTCCTCGATTTCCTGGCGGCGCTTCTCAATCTGGGCCGAGATGTAGTTCAGGCCGGCATTGAATAGAACCATCGGCCCGAGGAAAGAAAGGAAGAGGTCTTTCCCAAAGTTTTTGAAACGCTGCTGGATGCCTTCGACGTTTTTGTCAAAGGTCGTCATGGACTTTTTAGCCCGTCCGACGACTTCCTCGACGTCAGACTTGCCTTTCAGCTGATACTCCAGAGTTCTGCTCATCGGTCTTTACTTCTGGAGGGCTGGCAAGTCGCACCTGCTCCATGAAGTCCTCCTCGTCGGTGGAAAGGATGTTTATCTCCGCCCCGGTTCCCTTGGCGAAGGCGCACGAATACCAGACCGCCTGGCACTCCGGCATCTCCCAGGCACGCTGCTCCGGAATGCCGTTAGTGATGAGGGATGCCACTATGTTCAGGGCCCAAGGCATAGCGCCGCCAGCCTCGCCCTTGGCCGTTCCCTCCTTTTCCCAAAACTTAGGCCAGGAAGAAACGTGGACGTATTCGACAAACCTTGTCACGTTGATAGCAAACACGCTGGCGTTCGTGGACATCCGAAGCAGGTGCCAACGGTCCATCAGGGTCGTGCCTCCCATCGGTTCCTCGGCGCAGATCTTTACTGCGGCCAGAAGGTCGGCGGGCGTCATCTTTACGTTCTCGCGGATCAGCGGCGAGTCTATGGCCTCCAGCCTCACCCGGTGCTTTAGGCAGAAGGGGTAGACGACCCGACCCAGCATCCGCACGGGAGCCGGGTCGGTGAAGGCGGCGAGGAAGCGTCGGTCCACGGGGCTATTCTGCCCCATATCGACCTAAGTCAATCAGGCGGGCGTAATGCCCTCGTAGTCCACCGCGGTGATGGACACCTTGACGAACTCCTTGTTGCCGCCGCGCTCCTCAATCTTGGTGATCGTTGCGACGGTGGTAGTCGAAGCTGAGCCGCTGGGGTACGCGCTGTTAGTGGCAATCGTGAAAGTGATGGTCGCACCAAGGGTCGGAGGGTTGGCCGTCTTGGCGATGCCTTCAATGGTCAGCTCCGTCTTGCGGTCGTCCAGGCGGTGCGTCTTGGTCAGGCCGGCCTCGTCGACCACCGTGTCCTCCGAGACGAAGGAGGACGAGACGGTGTAGGACTGCACAAACAGGTTCGAGACAGTACCCGCCACAGCGTAGAGGCAGGTCGTTCCATTGATTACGGCGGCCATTTAACTTGGGAGGATTGGCAAGGGTTAGACGGCGGGGACCACGCACAAAATCTCGTAGGTCATAGACGTCGCCCAGGAGCGCTCATCCACCCCTTCGTCTTCCGAGTTGGGGGTGATGTCGTAGAGGCTCGCGTCGCCCGTGGCCGTGAAGGCCGCCTTCATCGAGCTAAGCCCCTGCATGACCCCGGCGATGGAAGCGCAGCGGGCGCGATGGGTCGTCAGGCTCGTGTCGTCGGCGTTGGACGCCATAATGATGCGGGTCGTGCAGGAGTAGTTCCCCAGCCCCTCGGGCAGATC